GGGAGCTAAAGTGATCTGTATAGCGTCCAGCCTTGCATTGTGCAGCTTGTTGACCGTAGCCTGGAACACCGTGACCAGCTCAGCGATCCCGCGGGGGGAGTAGTGCCGGGTCGAGTTGTGCTCCATCTCGAACTTGGTGATGGGCCAGCTGTTGAACGGGTACGGGTAGGGGAAGGCGGCCAGCAGGGTCTTCGAGAGGGGGTGGTACCAGACCACGACCTTCTCGCTCAGCCCGTCCTCGTCGATGTCCAGGTGACAGTACAGCTCCACGAACGTCCCGATCTTGGGTTCGTCAACGTCCCCCTGGCTGATCCCGTCGGCCCGATCGAGGACGTTCACGATCTGACTCCGGGACGAGCCGGCTGTCTGGTCGAACTCGTCGCCGCGGTCGGGGTCGCTGGTGGACGCGGCCCGGATCTTGTCCGCCACGAATTCGGCGGCTTCTATGTCGAAGAACCCGTCGAGGGCCATTTTCACCAGGTCGTCGATGTGAAACCGGTGGATGACCCCAATGTACTCGGCCGTGTCCGGGTCGGTGTTCCGGGGCGGGTAGAAGATGTTCATTGGGTCGATGGAGCGCCAGCACGGCTTGTCTGTGACGTCGATGGTGTAGTAGAACTTCACCAGTTCGGCGCCCTCCAGGATCTTCTGGGTCGCGTCCGCGAGCTGTTGCGCCTCCATGGGCTCGTCCGACCGGAGGGTGTACTCGTCCTCCAGGGTCTCCATCACGAAATTCTCCGGGGTGGTCTCCTCCGGGATCTGCTGGAGGGCCTCCTCCGGTACCTGGCCGGCCTGGACCGCCTGCTCAACCTTGATCCGCGCCTGGGCGACCTCCTGGTTGAACTGCTCGACCGCGGTCTGCACCCCGTTCGGGAACAGGATCTTGACGTTGACGATCCGGCACTTCTTGTCAGTCCGGTAGTCCCAGCCCTGCCGGGTGTAGCCGACGCCATACTGGGCTATGTTGTCGGTCAGCTCGTTGACCGTGTGGGTGATCTTGCCCATAGTCATGAACCGCCAGTGGAAGTAATCCTGGGCCTTGGGCGAGGCCTCCTGGGCCTCCAGGTTCTGGGGGAAGAAGTAGGTGACCGGATCGGCCTTGAGCACCAGCGAGTTGATCCCCGGCTTCCACCGGCGGATGATCGCGTCGGTCAGGGGCCAGCTGTGGTTGTTGGCGCCGGGCCAGGGGAAGATCTTCTTCTTGCGGACGCCCCGGCGTTGGCGCAGGAGCTTCTCCTGCTTGTGGATCCACTCCTGGCGAGCGTTATCCCCCTCGATGACACGCTCCCAGAGATCCTGGACCTGTGCGTGCATGACGGGGGTGAGAATGTTTCCCAGGATGCCGGTGTGGAGCGGGTTTCCGCGTTTTGTTGACATTACGGTAGAATCTTCCTCAGCTTGTCGAGCCAGGGGCCTTTCTTGTCATACGGTGCCAAGGTTGGCGTGGACGAGGTAAGCGGCAGGGTTGCGGCATCGAGCTTCCCGGCCCGTGCATAACGTCTAAATACCTCTTCTCTTTGTTCAGGATAGAGGTATCCGATATCGAGCAGGGTTGATTTCATCTGTGTGACTTTCTTGTCCGACTTGTCATGAATACGCCACGGTGCATGTATCATACGGTCCATCGGGAAACGGTCACCTTCAAGGTTTCGAAAAAAGAAAACCGAGTTGTGTACGGGTAGATCACAATTCACGTGTTCTAAGTCGTCCCAAAAGAAGGTCTTTTTTGCATAGATCAAGTCATAATGACGGTGTCTCGTTTTATCAGCAGCCTCTTTCGGATTTTCAAGGACATGATCGTCATCGTGTATGCAGATGAACCGGGTATTTTCTTGCTGCATAAACTGAAGTTGGCATTGGCGCAGCGCCATAAAATTCTCCACGCCTCCAACGGCCGGAAAGCCAGCAGTGAAGACCTTGACGGCTGGATGTGCTTCCAGTTTAGCCAACTCCGCAATCACGGCGGCGTTGGGACGGTCTGCCATGAAATGAACTACACAGTCTCCAGGCCAAGTTTTCCAGTACTGTTCGACGATCAGCGAGAGCAACCACGGCCGGTGATGACACAGAACCATGGCTCCGACAGCGGGTTTCTTGGTCGCTTTACTCATGAGCCTCGGCGTGACAGTTCGCACAGAGGAGAACACATTTAGTTAATTCAAACTCTATACGCTCCCAGCTGGCTGATCGGCATAGTTTGGAAATAGCCCCTTTCTTGTCTTCGGGATTAATATGATGATATGTTAATGCTCGGGAACAGCGTTTATACTCACAACGGCTACACCCCTGCTGAGTTTTCAACTTTGCGATTCGATAAACCAGAGATTTGTGCCGGTTACGAGTTTTTTTGAAGACACTCGTAACAGTTTGTTTGTTGCCCTGAATGTCCCTTTTTGCATCGTTTGCAAGTCTTTTTCGTAGCTTTCAATGGCTCGGTCTACACCTTTATGTATGTCGGACATGGCGAAACCGGCGCGGCGTACTCCGGGTGGATCACCATAATGGCGGCTCCAGAACAGATGTTGACCTCGACCGACCACGCGGGCCCCAAAATGCTCTGGATAACAGTCCTCAGTCCCCAAGAGTCGAGCCCCGGGACAGACGGAGAGAAGGCGACCTCCGGGATCGTTTCCATGGCCTCCGGCCAGGAACCCACCGTACAACTGCTCGAGAGATCCGAGGTACTCCCTAAGAGCGGGTTTGGAGATACGGATGAACCACGCGCCAACTGTCCCGTACGTGGAGATCTTTTTGGTTTGCGGATTCCTGGTGACGTATGTCGCCGCTTCAATGGGCGCTTCCGTATCTTTTTCGAGGAAGCCTTCTTCCGGGAGGAAGTCGAACTCCGTGAAGATCGTTTCTTCTTCTTTGCGGTGGATTTCCTTTTTCCAGATTTCTTCGTACGCGTCGGCATGGCTGCGGCGGGCTCCTGTGTTGTCGTATATGTGCAGGTTCATCCTGTCACGGTTGCGGCTGGCGATTTCATCCCAGATCTCCTCCAACTTGTAGTGGCGAGGGCCTTCGAAGACCTTGATGATGTTGACGTTGATTTTATTCGAGGTCGGCATTGTCTTCGTCAAAAGCTTGGGATTCAGTCAAAAGTACTCTGAACTTGGCTGGTAGAACAATTCTTTGTAGATTCCACTCTTTCATCCTTTTGAACCCGGCCACGACAGCACTCCGTACCGTGTTTCCATCTCCTACATAGGTTTTGGTGGAGTCCGTAGTGACAATGACTTCGGCCAAGAAAAGCCGCCGGCGGCGATGCCAAACCTTGATGACGACAACGCCTTCCGGTATTGCTTTGGTCGCTGTGAAGACTGGTGTTTGGTCGAGGACGCGGAATTTACGAACTCCGTGTGAGGAAGTGTTTATGTCTACACGTCTCATGCTGCCACCCTCACTGCTATGACCGGCATGTAGATAGTATTATTAACCAGCAAAGGACCATCAGAATCAAAGGGGTCTGGTAAGGCAGCGTAACCAAAGTCCTCTCGGACTCCACCATAAGGCACAGAAGAAAAACTATTATCAGTGCCTATAATGAAACACGAGTCCTCATCAAAACACCGAACGGTGGGCGAAGCAACTCCAGCAAGGAACACGAACCAATACATAGTGTTGGCTGACAGTGTTTCAGAAATTGTGGTGATTTTGACCGCAGCTGAAGTTGTATCTTGTTCCCCACCATCGACAATCAAATTTGCGGGATAAATATCAGTATCACTCGTGACGTCATAGATCCCTACTCTCGCGACACTCCCAGCTCCTCCACCTGTCGACACTCGGAAGGCAATTCTGTCTATGTTAAGATCATTACCCCCTACGAAGAATGGCATGGCCATCAGGCGATCAACGTCTATGCTTATACTGGCCTGAGAATCAGCCGTTATACCACCGGCCATGTGGTAAAGGTCCCTGTCAAACGTACCCGAACCAGCTTGTCGAAAAGTCTGAGCACTTTTGCCGGTGCCTCCACCAGCCGCTTCCACTACGCCTTGGGGAAAAAGAGTGTGTGCCTCAACGAGTTTGACCCTGGCTGTCCGTATTCTATTTAAATTGGGCATTTACCGTCTCCGAGGCGGCCTGGTTTCAAAAATCTCTGCCATCACGGACTCGCGTGACAACTTCGGAGGGCCTTTGGTGGGGCGACTGGGCCGCGGAGACCCACCGGTGGTGGCCCGGGGCAGAATTGCCCTGGTCGGCCCCCTGGTCCGCGGAATGGACGCGGCAGGAATCGAAGCGCGGGGTATGAAGGCCCGCCGCGGCCGTGGTGTTCTGGGTACGAATCTGTCTGCCATTTCTTTCCTTTTAGGTACTTGCGAAGTAAGCTACACCGGCTATATGAATTGATGTAACAGCTGCACTAACCTGTGCAGTAAAACTTTCACTGACAGCTCCTCGAATGCCCCACAGTCCAAAGAAATGGGTTATCGAACTACCTGCTGGAGAAAAGATGTCAATAAGTCTTGTTCCTGACCCGGAACTGAATCGAAGAATAGAGACTACGACCGGTGTTGCAGAACTGTTACCTATGGTGACACTGGTCAAATGCATAAAATTACCAGCCGAGTTGTTCACGAACTCAGTCTCAGCCGTGTCCGTAATGGTAGCGTCAGTTGCCCTGTAGTTGGCCCCATCTTTGGTCGGGGCGACACTCAGTTGCAGTCCGTCATTGGCGATCGGTAGACCACCTGCTCCGATCAACTGGACGTGGACCTTCATGGTCCCGAACGCCGCCAGCCCTGATACCTTCGCCCAGGATGATCCGGCCCAGGCGTGCAGATTGGCATCAGTCCCAGAGCCAGTCGGGCCAGCCAGGTCTTTTAGTAATTCTCTAAGATCAGCCATGTATCATTTCTTCGGCCGGCGTTTCTTCGGTTTCTTCTTGGGGCGGTTTTTCTTCTGTTCGGACGGAGTGTGTTGTGGCATTAGGGTTTTCCCATCACTTTCTTGACTTTCTTGATTGCGGCCGGGCCACCGATTGCTCCGGCGGTGAGTACGGCCACACCGCTAAGAACCTGTAACCAACCCGGGATACTACCAGCAGCTGCAGCTGGTGCGGCTGCTAAAGCTCCCACGAAGGCGGTTTTCATTTCTGGATCTATGCCCGTGTCGAACAGGGCGCAGCCTGTTAGGAGAGCTGCCAGGACAATGGCGGTGTAGGCAGTCTTTCGCATGAGGCTCCTTCGTGTTCCACGAGTTGGTGGCAGTTGCGGCAGAGCACGGCGCATTTCATTGCTTCTGTAACGAGTTTCACCAGACCGAATGAACCAGTCAGTCCTACTTGGAGCTTCTTTTTACTGGGATGGAGGTGATGGTAGTCAAGGCCTGCTGGGGACTCATTCCACCCACAGCGTTCGCAGCCCGTGGTTATTTTCGAATAGGCCATCACGTTGGCCTTGTAACGATTGGCTGCGTTGATTCTCGCCCGAACTTTTTCTTTGTTCGCTGCATAGTAAGCACGCATCCGCATCCTTTCAGAGAACGGCGTTTTCATCTATCAGATCCTGTTCAGTAAATCTCTGCATCTTCTGCACTTCGTCGTCGGTAGGCGGGATGGGGTATAAAACCGTGTATCTTAAACAGTCGATTGGATCTTTGAACTCCTCGGACACTTTCTGAAACATGCCCTTGATCGGATCCTTTGTGTCAAGATATTGGTAGCTCATAAGGGCCCGGTCTGTGTTCTCCATATCATCGAAGATAAAGAACTTGGGCCGGTTGGTGACCGAGATCGGGAAGTCCTTGTTCCACCACATCAGCTTAAAGAGACGGTCGTGTCCCCATTCTATCCTGCCGACGTTCGGGACATTCGCGTCAAAGTAGAGGCCCTGTTCGGCCATTAGGTCGACCCAGCTTGTCTCAGCAATTCCGTGTCTTTGATGTTCCGCTTTACCAAAGCGAGGGTCAACGACGCGAGCTGTGCTCGGAACAGTCCCCTCGGCATTTCGTATGAGAGTTGCGTACTCTCTTGGCGAAAGGTTACCACTCCTCTTCTTAAAGAAATTGTCAACGGGCCACTCTCGGTAGAAATAGTAAGTTGAATCATCAGGATTGTACGCCCACCAGACTATGAAGGCGGGCCTCTTGTGGTGAGGGTCTACGGTTATTCCATGGATCCACTCCTTTGGGATGGCAAACGGCTTGATCTTGTGGACGGACGGGTCGTAGCACTCGAAGACCCGGTCGCCGGCTGTCTCGAACTCCCCGAAGCGCCGGGATTTCAGCTCGGACTCGGTGTACTCCCCGCCCTCGGCGAAGGACTTGATTTTCTCCGGCGTCATGAAAGGGTTGTCCTCCTGCCGGACGATCTGGAAGAATACGTCCTTGGGGGCGTCCATAATCATGGAGTAGTTCAACCACGCGGCTTTTGCTCCGAGGGGGGTGAGGGTGAACCAGATGGAGCCGTTGAAGTCGTTGAGGCGGGACCAGATTCCGGAGTAGACCGACTGCCGAATAGGCTCGTCAATCCACGCCCAATCCAGGACAAAACCTTCGAACGACATATCGTCTTGCTCTTCGGTGGCGAAGAGGATTCTGGAGCCGTTGGGGAACTCCATTCGGTCGGGGACTCCTTGGTTGCCTCGGGTGATTTTGAGGCGGTGCTTACTGGTTCGGAGAGCCGAGGGGAGGGCTTCAAAAATTCCGGGGAATATGTTCTCACCAATTCCCCGCATCCTCGGCAGGCCGCTACAGACCATTCCCACGTTTGGGATTCGGACCGGTATACCGTCGGTACGTCGAACCCAATGTTTGGGGGGGATTTGGTCACGTATCGGTAGGTCACCGTTTTGTAGTTGCAGATTTGGCACTTCCCAGTACCGATACCCGTAGACGTGTGCGAGGGCCTCATGCCTTCCTCCCGTTGTTTTCCCGCTTCGGTTTCCGCCCAGGAACAGCCGCCGGCGGTGGGTCTTCCCCTTGGCGTGAAATAGCTGCTGCTTCTTGTGATTTGCCAGCATCAGGTGGTAGAAGAGCATCGGCGCCTCCGCTATCCGGCGCTTGAGCTCCTTCTGGGCGTGATACTTCCTCTCCAGCTGCTGGCGCTCCTTCGAGGAGGCGGTACTCGGCGGGGATGAGGTGGGCGTCGTCGGCGACGATGCGGCGGAGGTCTTCAATTTCGAGGCCACTGATGTCAATTCCCCCGCTCACTACGTGATGGACGGTCTTGTCCTGGTTCAGCTGGCCCATGCGCTCGTAGAAGAGCTTGATGGCGGCAATGTCCCCAGCCGAGGCCCGGGCGTAAAGTGCTGCGTCCACAATCCCAGTTCGGTGCCGGTAGAGTTCGTATATTTGCTGGCTGACCCAGGCCATCCCGACCGGATCCGATAAGACACCTCGAATCCGGCCCTCGGATACACCGGCTGCGGCGGCCATTTCGGCTGGTGAGGTGGCCCCGGATAAGATCGCCTCCCCCACTTGGATCGTCAGTTCGGTGGGGATGAACTGGCGCTTCTCGGCCTCGGTGACGTTCATCGCCTCCCGCCAGGCCTTGACGAGGGCTGGGCCGGGCGTGTGCGGCTTCTGAGACGAGTTGACCGAGCCTACTTGCGCTTTTTCGCGCTTGGCTTCCGGGTCTTTTTGGTCGAGCGGGCTGAGCCTCTTCCCCATCGAATCTCCCATACAAATCCTGGCCTGAGTCCGAGGGAGAGCCCTCGGTTGTAGCGGGGGGTGTGGAGCAGGATGAGAATTGCTTCAAGTTGAACCCTTGTGCTCAGGTCGTACAGCTGGTAAAATGTAAGTAATGAGAATTGTTTGGTCATCTGGGTGCGGTGTTGAGCGGCGCGGCGGCGGATATCGCCACTCTGGCCTATGTACACCACTTCATCGCGGTCCCAGAGAAGGTAAATGCCAGGAACGCGGCCGGCGGGCAAGTTTGCCTCAGACTGAAAATCGTCAGGGGTGGGGAGGTCTGCCTGTGTGGGCCAGTTCATGGTTTCCTACCTATTCCGTGCCATGAAAGGTGAAAAAATGGAAGAAAATGGGCGATCGGACGAGAATTTACTGGTTTGCCTCCGTGGGCAGCTCTCGGAGGTCGATTTTGAGGAATACGGAAGCGTTCTATGGTTGAGGAAAGACGAGATCTGGCGCAGAACCGATTTGTTGGGCAGTGTTTACGAAGCGATAGAGGTAGAACTGACGATTGCCAAACGGAAAGAGCACAATCTGGCCAACCGGGACCGGAAGCGCCCGTGGCGCCGGTTGTCGACCCGATCGGAGATGCAGCAGATCGACCCGCGGACGGTGAAACGGCAGTGGTGAGACGACTGAGACCACTCGGCACCAAAAAAGCCGAGATGAAGGCGAGGGCCGAGGCGAAGAAGGCCAACAAACGCCTGCCACCCCACCAGAGGGACCAGGTGACCAAGCGCGGCCGGGCGCATCTAAACGGCCGCATCATCGACACTTGCAAGGAGTTCATGGGCTGCGAGGTGTGCGGTACCAGGTTCCCGGCGTGGGCCCTGGACGCCCACCACAGGAATCCGAAAAAGAAGAAGTTCAGCGTGTCCAAGGGCGGCAGTGAAGCCACCTCGTCCGCGATCCTGGAGCTGCTCAAGTGCGACGTGCTGTGTACTATGTGCCACCGCTACCACCACAT